CAGCCACGCCCGCAGCAATAGCCGCCGCAGGTCCGATCACCAGACCAGCAGGGCCACCGACCTCCAGACCGTCGTTCAGTGCGTTGATCACCGCCATGGCCGTGGTGATCGCCGCCGCCGCGAGCTTGGCCGCCTTCGAGATCGCGAACGCTTCCTGAGCGTGCTTCTGTTGGTCCGCGATCCGGCGCATGAGCTCACGTTTCTGGGCTTGGGTGTAGACCTCGTCGCCGGCGATCAACTGGTCCGTCAAGCTCTTCGCCGTGGACACGCTTGCTTGGTAGCTCTTCTCGAACCCCGCGGACATGGCCTCCAGCCCTTGCTCCGCGTAGCCGGCCACCGCGTTGGCGAAGAGCTTGGCGTTCTCCATGCGCGCTTTGGTGGCTTCGTCGTCCGCGGCTATGGCGTCCTTCGCCGTCTGCTTGTCCAGCGCGGCCAGCTGCTCCGCGGTGTACTTGTGATTGTCTCTGCGAGCCTTCTCGAGCTTCTCGGTGTCGACGCCCACCGCCATGTTGGCGGCGATCTGCTTCTTCAGCGCGGCGTCCCGCTCGAACCCTTCCCGCGCCACACGCTCGTGCTCGGTCTCACCCAGTTGGCTTGTGGCCGCGGTCAGCGCGTTGGTGGCGTCGACGGCGGACAGGATCGCTTCCACTTGCGCGTGAGCACGGGACACGCGCTCCGCGTCCGCCGCGTCTGCCAGAGCTTGGAGCCGGGCGAGCTCCTTGGTGGCCTCCGCCTGATCACGCGTGGCGCTCGCGTTGTCCTTCTTGGCCTTGGTGGACTTTGGCTCCATGACCGCGTTCTGCGCGGCCAACTGCATGTATTTTCCTTGCTCGGTGTTGAGCGCGTCCAGCTTGCTCTTGGCTTCGGTGTACGCCTTGGCCTTGGCGGTGTCCGAGTACATCCACTCGGTGTTCCCCTTGGTGATCGCGTCCACCGCCTCTTGCTGTTTCTTGATCTGGGGTGCATACGCGTCGGTGACAGACTTCAACGCGTCCCGGAGCTCAAGCTCTTTTTGCGTAGCTTGGCCAGTTGCGATCAGGTTCTTGTCCGTGATCGAACGCTTCATGTTCTCAAGCTTGACGAACGCCGCAGTCGCTGCGTCGGAGCTTGCCGCGGCCTTGGCGTTGGCCTCGTCCACTTTCTCCAAGTCCTTGCTGAGCACGTAGTAGGCCGCACCGAGCGCCGCCGCGGCGATAGCCACCGGACCCATGACCGCGAGCATGGACGACATGCTGATCCCGACAGCAGCGCCCGCAGCCGCAAGCCCTTGACCCGCGCTCGAGAGTCCCGCGATGGAGCTCGCCGCCGCGCCGGCTTCTGGGCTGATCTTGGACAGCACGCCACCGAGCGGACCGAGCGCCGCCGCAGCTTTGGACGCTGCTCCACCCATGCCACCAAGCGCGGGCGTGACCTTGGCGCTGGCCTTGTCGGCGCTTGCACCCAGGTTGTTCAGCGCCGCGTTGGCCTTGTTGGTCGCGCTGACGAGCGAGGACGCGTCACCGGTGATCGGGATGTTGACGGAGCTCATAGGGTGAAAGTCCTCACGGCTTTATTAGGGCCACCACGTGGTCCAAGTTTTTTAGGTGCTACCGGCGCGTTCAGATCGTCCTCTATCGCACGTTTGAGGTCCGCGATCATGGCCGGGATCAAGGTCAACTGGACCTCCTCCCAGATGCGCTCCCACTCGATCACGGGAGTCCCCGAACGGTGGACACCGCCGGAGTAGTCCGCGCTGTTCAGAATGTAGAGTGTCACCGCGGTTGTGCTTGTGGTCTCAATCCGGCTGGACCACTGCTTGAGGGACACATTCCGTTCGTCCCCGGCTGGACGGCCTCGGTACAGCCAGCCCACCCAGCTCCTCTTGAACGCCTTGAGAATCCGGGACTCGTGCTTGGTAAACACGCGCCGTTCAATGTCCGTCAAGCGCCTTTGAAAGTCGCCGAAGTCACACGTGGAGATCGCTTCAACGGACACGGCGTCGCCTCGTTGGTCCCGGAGTGGGCTCCACGTACGCGGCTTCAGCGATGTCCACAGCGGTCCGCATCTGCGCCAACAATAGCTCGCGGTTGTCGCTGATCACCTGCGGAATGATAATGTCGATGATCGGGGTGCCGCCATTCTCCACGCTCGCGGAGCCCTTCTCCACGATGTACTCCACGTAGTCAACGTCATTGTAGATCGTGAAGCCCACTTGGCCTCCGGTCATAAGCTCGTACCGGAACGCGTCCCGGCTTGTCGACGTGTCGACGGGCCATGCCTCTTCAATGTCCGCCACGATCAGCTCAGCCAGCTGGTCAAGCTCTTGGATCTCGGACAGCTCGAGGTACCGGAAGCCGCGGTGCTTCTGAATGATGTACTGTTCGATGGACTCGAGCCGAACGGGTACCTCGAGCGCCATTAGCGTGCAGCCCAGTCAGCGAACGCGGCCAGAGCTGGATCGCTGCTTGGCTTGGTGGCCGGGGTGCGCTGGACGTTGGTCATGCGAACATGATCACCCGCGGAGACCGGAGCCAGCGTGTTCCGCCAGCCGTCCTCAGAGTCTCGGGTGATTAGGTGAGCGACGAGATCCACGTACTGGTCCTCCGGGAGATCGTAAGCGGCGTGAACGCCCCCAAGGTGTCTGGCGCCGTGCTCGATCAGGAGGGCGTCAAACCGTCCGTGGGGGCTGCGGAAAAACTGGAGCGAGCCATGGCCATGTTGATCAAGCTCTGGCGCTGGTACAGCTCTGGAGCGATGCCGGCGAGGAGCTCAATCAAGTCCAGCAGCGTGAAGCCGTGATCCTGTAGCTCCTCGGCTACCCTGTTGCCGTACGCCAACAGGTCCGAGTCCTCGAGCTTGGACAGGTCCATGACGGTCTCGAGCTCGAGCGACGGATCATACCAGCACGCCCCGACCACCAGCCCGGCAAACGGAAGCACGCGCTCCGCGGTCTCTTGCGGGCTGAGGTCCTTGTCCTGGTCTCGGTGATTGATCAGACATCGGACCACCGAGCTCGCCACGCCGTAGTACGGATGACGGAAGGTGAGCGGGGCGTGGTCACCGATGGTCAGCAGCCAGTACCGGTCTGGCAGCGGGGACGGGATGGACAACGGCTTGACGCGGGACTTCACTCACCACCTCCGAGTGCCAACGGGGAAGGCGGCTCTTTGGTTACGGTCTCGAACCGCTCGGTGGCGGGCAGGACCGGGTGCGCGTAGCACTGCTGAGAGTTGCGAGCGTCCCGAACAATCAGAACGTCCCAGTCGTTGCCTTCAGCAAGGAGCGCCAGCCGCTTCAGACACCACTTGATCCGGGCTTTCAGATCGTAGGCACAGTCTCCGAATGGCTGCTTCTGGCGCCAGCCGGGCCAGATCTGATCCATCTCGGCTTCAAGCTTCTGGATCTTTTCGAGAATGACGGGGGAGTGGGCGTGCATGACAAACCCTCCTATGGTGCGGGGTGAACTACGCGGAGCGACCGAGAACGAGGACGTCCCACGCGTTGGTGGAGCCAGCCACCGCGCTCGTGGTGATCGAGAGGATGTCGCCGGTTCCAGCGGTGACGGGTACGCCGTCCGCCGCGTACAGCACCAGCCAGCCACCGGGCGAGCAGACGTTGCCCTGGTCTGCGTCCGCGGCGAGGTCCGCGGGCCAGAATCCAAGGCCACCAGCCAGACGCCCGAACCCGTTGGCCGCAGCCGGCGCCAGCGTGATGTTGGCCAGCGCCGTGGTCCGGTTGTTCCGGAGCGCGATCAACACCACCTCGGCGAACTGGATCACGTTCCCGAACGAGTCGGTGAGCGCGCCGGACAAGTCCATGTTGGTGGTGGCGCTTGCGGCCATGCCAACGCGGGACGCGGACCACGCGAGGTCAATCTGTCCGTCTGCCAGACCGTTGTTGAGCTCCACAGCCGTGGCGAACTGGATCGGGATCACACCAGCTTTGAGGCCGGCGGAGAGCACGTCGCGAGCGGTGATCTGGAGAGAGACTGAAGCGGTAGCGTTTCCCATGATCGGAGCTCCTTAGGACAGGGTGGGGCGGACGGCGTAGCTGGTGAAGCTGCACGCGAACTTGTTGGGATCGCCTTCCGCGATGTTCCCGCGGAGGACTACGAACGGGAGCACCAAGCTTTTATCGGCCTCGCCGAACGGGGTGCCGTCGATCGTGTAGGTACACGTGACGGTGAACACGTCCGAGTTGGCGCCCATGGTGCTGATCCAGTTGGTCGACACGTAGCGAGCCGTGAAGCGCATGATCAGATCGTTCAGGCTGACGTAGCTGTTCCCGGTGTCACCAAGGTCCGAGAGGTACGCGCTGAACCCGCCGGACATCGGAGCTTCGTCCCCGATTCGGATCATGGGGATCGCACCGATCACGCCACGGTCCAGCACGTGGACGATGGAGTAGTCAGGCATGTTCAACGTAAAGGACCCGTCCTCGCGGACGATGGTGTACGTGTGCGCCGCGCCGTTGTCGCTGAACAAGATCTGGCCGTCGCGCTTCGTACGGACGACGGTGGATTCAACTGCCATGGGATACCTCGAGGTTGGAAGTGTTTAGCATGAAACGAGTCAAGCGGTGAGCCCTGACCATGACCAGTCACATTCAAGTGTGAACGCGAGCTCAAGGATCATGTACTCCCTGGACGGAGTGGGCGTGCGCCTGGTCTCCATCCACTTGACTACCGCAAACGGGACGTTCGAGCGCCGGAGCATGACGGCCATGATCTTTTCTTCGATGTCGCCCGCAGCCAGCAGCGATTCAAACTGAGCCATGGGGCGGATCTGCTTCAGCACCGAGAGCGTCAGCGCGTGGACCACGCGGGCGGAGTCCTCGCCGCCCTCGCGATACAGCTGGGTGTCCGCGCTCTGAATCGCCATGCAGTAGCTGTTGTCCACGAGGGACTTGGGGAGGTCGCCGGCGCTGAACAGAGCGGGCGAGCGTTTGAGTCCAGTCCCACACAGCACCGCGTCCACTTGCGTAAGCAAGCTCCGGAGCGTGTGGTCTTGGCGCTCGCGGACGCTCACGACCCGCCCAGTCCGATCACAACGACGGAGCCAGCCACTCCGGGGTTAGCAGCTCCACCAGTGCCTACCGGGGTGCCAACGGCTCCACCGTTTGCTTGGATAATGCCACAGGACGCCACCGGGGTGTCGGTGATCAGGAACACGATCCCGCCGCCGCCGCCGCCGCCACCAGATGCGCTGCCACCGCTCGAGGTCGAAGCGTTGCCACCGGCGCCACCGTTGGCTGAGATGCGCCCAGCGTTGGTCACGGCCTTGGCAGCGACCCAGCAGATGCCGCCGCCAGAACCGCCACCGCCGGACGAGGTGGTGGTAGCCGAGGAGCAGCCACCAGAGCCACCGCCCGCGCCGCCAGTCCACGCCGTTCCGGCTGCGGAGCGACCCTGTAGCCAGTTGCCCCACGGGCCTTGGTTGGCTGCTGTAGCCGTGCCCGCACTTCCGCCAGCCTGTGCCCCAGACGTGCCGCCCGCGCCGCCCGCAGGTAGGGCGTTCGCGTTGTTGAGCGCAGCTGCGCTGCTGGCCGATCCCCCTGCTCCGCCGCCAACGGTATTGATCACGCCGCCCGCGCCCGCGCCGGTCAGCCCACGACAGGAGCTACCACCCGTGAGCGCACCGCCGGCGGTGCTCCCGCTCGCGGCGTTGCCATCGTCGTGGACGCTGCCAGAAGCGGAGATCGTCAGGGTGCCAGCTACATGCAGCTTCCAGCCCGCGGTACGGAGTGATCCCGTGCCTTGAATGGTCACATTCTGATAGTAGCTGTCTTTGGTTAGGCTGATAGGAGTGGCGGTTGGGACGACAAGATCCCCCATGCTCCCCGGGCCGTACATCTGAGACATGAACCCGGTGGGAAGGCCGCTACTTGCCGCCGCGCCGGAAGTCTGTGACCAGCTCATACGTCGTGTCCTTCGGCCACCACGATCTCAGTCGAGACCGAATGATCGGCTGCGGCGTTGCTGGGGAGCGACCGTCCAAAGATCTTTGCTCCGGTCAGTCCACTGTACTTCAACTGGGTGCTGTCGTTGATCAGCGCCGCCGTAGTTGAGTTGACTCCGATCACGTCGTTGGTCGTGGTCGTGAATCCAACCGTGCGGCCCAGACGCGGGTTGATCGTCGTGCCGGTCCCCGCGGTCAGGTTGGCGCGGTACAGGACCACCGTCCCGATAGGCGGAGCTCCGGTCAACGTAAACGTGTCCGTGGGTGCGGCGCCGGTCTCGCTGACCGTCCACCGGTAGGTGGCGCGGCCTTTGATCATGCTGATCGTGGGTCCGGTTACGGTCGAAACGTAGGCCATTAGATCCTCCGAGGTCCGAACGGGCGATAGGCCATGCTCGGCGCGTAGTTGGTGTAGATGAGGGGACGGGCGGCCACACTCGGCGCGGAGCTCGCCCGCGTGTTGACCTCGCTCATATCGTACTCGAGCCGGAGCCGGTCGAACGCCGCCACGGCCTCCTCGCGGTAGACCACGGCGCGTTCACCGAACCGACCATCACCCGAATACGTGGACAGGTCCGTAAAGATCAGGTCCAGCGCCATGGCCGCATGCCAGTCGGTCAGCGCGTAGTCGTTCATGATCAGGTACGGGCGCTTTCCGTCCTGGAGGAGTCGCCGTTGGCACATCCCCCACGCCTCGTCCAAGTAGGGCTGGTAGCTGGAGATCGTGGGCGGACGAATCGCGGCGAGGTCAGCCACGCGGCGGATCAAAAGCGGTTCGGTGACCGTGGGGTGAAGCAGCCGGAGACACAGGTACGCGTCCCGGCGGAAGGTCTCCACGTGGCCGTCCCCGAACGTCAGGACCCACTCCTCTTGCCAGTAGGCGGAGAGCGAAGTGGCCAACGGAATATCGGTGGCCAACACGGTGTAGCTCGGGACGCCGTTGGTCTGGACCGTCGCACCGGTGACCACCGTCACGGTGGACTGGTCCTTGAGCGTGAACACGCCGGACACCACCGACACAACAGAACCGCCCGAATAGACAGGCAGGGACACGGTTTGAGCCCGTGTCCGCTCGTAGAACGAGGGAAGTTGTGAGTCGATGGAGTACATGGCGCTCCTTTACTTGAACGCGATGATCTTGAACTTCTCGCCCAACGTGCAGGTCACGGTGACGTTGGTGGCGTCCGCGGACTCCGCGGAGATCACGTACGCGCCACCGGTCAGGTTCGAGGGGATCGCGTAGAACAGCGAGGGCGTGACGCCGAGACCGTGAGCGATGGTCTGGGGCGAGCCGGTGCCGGTCTGCTCAGCGGACTTGAAGTTGCTTCCGCTCTGGAGCGAGGGGGCCGGGGACGGAGCGTGGACCAGCGTCCAAGCCGTGCCGCTGTACACCACGTGGCAGCTCTGGCCGGGAGCCAAGGTGCACAGCGTGGTAGCCGCGGGACGGTTGATCGTCAGGTTGTAGGTGGTGCCGGAGTTGTAGATCAGATGCCAGTTGCCCTTCTTGGCGCCCTGGGCAGTCGTCGGGAGGGTGACCACGCGGGTCCCCGTCGACGGGTTCAGCGCGATCATCTCTTCGTAGTACGGGGTGATCGTCAGAGCGGCGGTGATCGTCTGGATCGCCACGCCGTCGCCCGCGTACGCAAGCCGGCGATAGAACTGGAAGGGGGTGGTGGACTTGATCGAAGCGGGCATGTGAACCTCTGAAGGGGAGGGGGTTGAAAGTCTCTTCTGTTACCGGTTGTTCTTCCGGTCCCAGTCTCTGGCGAGCTCGCGGGCCTTGCGCTCGGCTTCGGCTGGCTTGACGCCACCCTTGACCAGATCACGCGTAACCGCGTCCATGGCTTGACGCGATCCGGGCTGTTCTCCCGAACCGGTCCCAACGAACCTCGTCTCAGCCACCGAACGCCGCCTTGGCCAAAGCGGCCTTGACTTTGGAGCGGTCCGCGGGCTTGATGTCCTTCATGGTGGCTGGCATCTCCATCTCCATCTCGTGCTCCGCGGGCTCGGAGATCTCTTCCACGCCGGCCTCGAGCTGGGCCATGGTGAAGGTCATCTCATTCCCGTCCGCGTCCACGACGGTGTACGCGTCGGCGGGTCCAGACACGGTGTACTCAACACCGTCAACGGTCACAAGGTCGCCAGAAGAATAAGGCATGAGGATTAGTCCGGAGTGTGAGGGGATGTATCGCGTTCGACGCGGAAGGTGCGCTTCACGCTTGCGGCTTTCGGTTTGGTCAGGCCAACGGTCAGCGCTTCCATAGCCGCGATGTCCGCGGTAAGCTTGGCGATTGTGCGCTGCTTGCTGGTGGTGTTGAGCGGTACCTGCTCCATGGTGGAGAGGGCTTCCCGCTTGCTCGCGATCACGAGCTCCGCGATGGTGCTGTTCATGACACAGATCCCAACGTCCACGAGGTGGGCGCGGAAAGAATCAAATGCTTTTTCGTCGCGGCGCCAGATCACACGCCCGGCCACCATCTCAGGAGCTTCAAAGATCGTCAGGTAGTACTTTCCGACCGAGCCATACGCCGGGTTCGTCGCGGGGACGGTGGCGATGTAGTGTTTGTATTCGCCCAGGCGGTCGTCGTCGGGGATGATGCACGCGCAGCCCTTGGCCCGGTAGATGCGGCGGACCGCCTCTGGGTCGACCTGCCCGTTGTCGTCGTAGTTGTTGAGACCACGCATGAAAAAGATCGGAGAGAGGATTGGGAGCCACCGACCGTCCTTCACTTCCCAGTCCAGAGGCTTGTGGATCAGCTCGTGGACGTTATTCAACCACTCAACAGGTAAGTAGTCGCGGGCTTCCTTAGAAGTCCGTACGCGTTCTGGGGAGAATGACTTGGCGGTGAGATCCATGAGCTCCGGAAGTGGGCGGCCCGACAACTGGGCCGCCCGGTGGGTGAAACGATCAGACGGACGAGACTACCTGAACGCCGCGGGCGTCCTCGAGCTCGGTCACGCCCGGGTAGTAGTGGCAGATCCACGAACGGCTACCCTTGGCCTCGGTGCTGAGGTCCTGACAGATGATCGCCTCTTCGCCGGCGAGGGTCTGGGGGTTGAACGCGTACTGGCGAACGAACCCGGAGACCGGTGCTTCGGTGAAGGCAATAGCGCCGCGGCCAACCATGAACCCGGAATAGTCCGCGTTCGCGTTGATCTTGGGGACGCTGGCGTGGCTGCGGAAGTTGATCCCCATCCAGCTGAACAGGACGTTCCCCGTGTCAGCGGTGCCAAGCGCGTTCTGGGTCGCGGGAGCGATCTGGAACGGGGTAGCGGTCTCACCACGGAGCGAGGCTTGAAACTGGGTGATCGCGGTCTGGTGCGACACGAAGTCCAGATCACCGACCACGAGCGCTTTACGAAGCGCGAACATGGCGGCGTACACGGTGTCCACGGTCAACGCCACGCCAGAGGTACCCACCGCGGTGTTGGCGGTGAAGCCCGCACCGAGAGCGGCGATCAGCGAGGAGCGGTAGTAGACCAGGGACTTCGCAAACGAGGTCACGAGCTGCTGGGCTTCCATCTCACCGGTGATGAAGGCGAGGTCAGTCACCGAGCGGTACAGATTCGCCTTGGCCACAGTCAGGGACTTGTTGCCAGTGGTGAAGTTGGTGATCGTGGGCGCGGTGTCCTCACCGGGAGCGCTGAACGCGTCGACGGGCTGGATCTGGCGGAGCTTCATCGTGGCAGAGCCGGCGCCACCGGTGAAGGGGAAGTACTGAGCGACGTCCTTGAGGTCTTTGGTCTCGTGGAGGAGCTCGATGAACGCCATGTTGAGGTAGGCGGCGAGACCGAGATCGGTATTCAGACTTGCGTAGGTATCTGCGGCCATGGTGGCCTCCATTGACGGGTAGAAGAGGTTGTTGGACTTCTCCCGCCCGTCACGTGGGCCACCGCTGTGGGATACCCGTCACGTGGGCGACCGCTCCCGATCAGACTACCACCGCCGCGCAGAATGTCAACCGCGGGCGAACGCGGACTTCGCCAGCCGGTCTTTGGCCGCGTTCCATTCCGGCGTCCCCATCTTGACCTTGGACAACACCACCTCCCGTCCGGTCTCGCCGGGCTTCGGCTGGACCACGTTCTGTTTGGCCACCGGCTTCGGCGCGGGCTTGGTCTCCACCTTGGCCTCGGGCTGGTCCTCGCTGACAGCAGCTGCGGCCACGCTCGGCTTCATGGCAGCGCGCAGAACCTTGTTCGTCTTGCGGGCTTCCTTGTACCAATCGCTGAACTCGGGCTTCTGGGCGCCGTCGTCCACGCTGATCCGTCCGTACTGATAGTCCAGATACTCCAGCAGGTCGTCCATGCCGTCCGCGGGGATCTTGTCCTCGAGGAGCAGCGCGCGGTTGGCGGACCGCCGAACCTGTCCTTCGAGCTCGGTGATCTTGCTTTGCATCTCAGCGCGAGCTGCGTTCACCGCGGCCTCGGTCGCGCCCTTGGTCGCTGTGCCCTGCTCGGTGAGCGCCGCGATCTCGGCGCGGGCCTCTTGAAGGTCAGAGCGGGCGGCGTTGCGCTCGCGGATCAAAGCTTGAATACGTTCTTCGGCGTTGTTCAGATCGTCGGCCATGTTGTTCTCTCTCTACAGTTTGACTGTGGGTGGGGTGAAGGGGAAAAGCTGATTCATCTGGCGCACGCTCTGTAGCTTCTGGATTGCGGCGGACTCGTCCAGATTGTAGAGCTTCATGGCGAGGTCGACGGTGGACTTTAGTCCAAGCTCGATCAGCGCCTCGTCCCGCTTGAGGTCTGCCAGAAACTCGTCGGTGCTGGTCTCGGGTAGGCTGTATTCCACCTTCCAGCCGTCTGCCGGGAGCTTGACGCCGCCGCCGTAGAAGATGTTCCACGTGCGCGCCATCTTCGAGAACAGACGCTGGTCCGCGGCTTGGAACATGGGGACGTAGCCCACAGCCACCTTGCGCTGGTAGCTCCGCTTCAGCTGGATCGCCACGCCGGACATGGGCTGTCCAGCGTTGGACAAGTCCTCGGGATGGATCCCGACGTTGTTCAAGATCGTGGCTTGCTTCATTAGGATCGCGTCCGCCATGGACTTCGCGTCCGCAGCCTGAAGCTGTCCCACCTTGCCAACGCCCGGCTGACCTTCGCTCTTGAAGCGAAGGATCGAGTTCGGGCTAAGCTCAATCGAGTCCGGCGGCGAGCTCGTGAAGCCGTTCACGTTGTCGACGGCGCTCATGCCCGGAACGTCGGCGTCCATGAGCCACGACACGGGCCAGCTGTTGTTCCGCAGACACACGCCCCACATCGTCCAGTGAATCGCAATGTCCAGCGTGCCGTGGACGATCTCCGAGCCCCAATACGGATCAAAGGTCTCGCTGGTGTATCGAGCGCGGTACAGCTCCCACGGCAAGTAGGGACCAAGCTCGTCCACGTACAAGTACTCCCCGGTGTGCTCCGGGTAACACTGGAGCGTGACGTCAACGCCAGCCGAGTCCAGGACACAGTGGATCGGAGCTTCGGGGTTGCTGACGTCCCAGACCTCCCAGCAGTCGCGGTGAACCGCCTTCCCATGCTCGTCCGTGGTCGCGATGGTGATCGCCCGCTTCAGCGCCGTGGGCGTCGACGGGTCGCCGGTGTGCGCGAGGACCACGATCTCGTCCGGAGTCACGATCTGAAGCTGAAGGCCGGTGGCCGTTGGGACGAGGTGGTAGAAGCACTCCCGCAGCCCGACGACCTTCCGGTTCATCTCCTGTTCCATAGCCCAGAGGTGACAGCCGTCCACCACCTCGGACCACACCGCAGCGGTCTGGTCGGTCAGGTACTCGTTGGTGATCACGCCCGGCGAGGTGTACAGAATCGAGACTTGATCCACGGTGTTCCCGAACAGGTTCACCGACATGGACGGACGGCCCATGTTGTTGACGTTGTTCAAGCCGTACTGCTCCTTCATCCGAGTCAGGATCTCAAGCTCCCACGTACCGCCCAGAATGTTTCGACACATCCGGGTGTATTGCCAGCGGGCGGCGTCAACTTCGTTGTCAGGGATCAGCATGGTACGGCCTCAGAGTTGATAGCGACGTGGCGCGGCGCGGTTGGTGTTCATGGATTGAAGCGGATCGAGGACGATGTAACGCAACGCATCCAGAGCGTGCTTCAGGGGTTCGTCCGTCTTTAGTCCCTTGCTGTGCTTCAAGCCCTTGATCACATGCACGCACTGGGGGTGGACCTTCACCTGTCGACGCAGGAAGCCCGCGTTCAGCAGCTTCTCTCCGATGTCGACGGAGCCGGCGCCCTTCTGGGGCGTGTTGATCTTGAACCCTTGGCGAGCGTGTCCGGCCTCGCGAGCGAGCGCCAGCCCCAGAATCTCGTTTACCTTGTAGCCAGCTCCGAGTTTGCCAACGCTGTTGACGTCCCCGATCCACACGTCGACCATGTGAACGTCCAGCCCGTTGGCCAGCAGCATCTCCCGAATGGCCACCGCGTCTTGGGCGGGAGTGGTCGACGTCTTGGACACGGCCTCGTCCAGCACCCAGATCCCGCTCGCGTTCCACGCCACGAGGACCGCCACCTGAGAGCCCGCGTGCTCGCCATGATCGAGACCCACGCCGATCTTACAGCCCTTCGGCTGCGGGTCGTCCTCTCCGATCAAACACGTGGAATCAAACCCGGTGAACGTCCGGCTCTGGGTCGTCCCTTCCCACGCTCCATTGATTCGCTGTTCGTAGCTGTCCGGAAACGCTCGAGCTTCGGTTAGCCACTCGTCTACCTGTTCCACGCCGTACCATGGACAGTTGGCGTGAGAGAGCGGCGCCACGTACTGGGTCCACGCGCTGTCCTCGGCTTCAGCCACCGTCCGCAAGTACTCCACAGGTCGACCGATGGGCGTGGCGGTTAACCACAACCAGCCCTGACGGGCCATGACTCGGAAGATGTTCTCTTGAAGGATGTCGCTCGGTGGGATCTCGTCCAGCCACACGCCGTCAAGGTCCGAGCCCGCGTGAGCGATCGGCGCCTGGTCCTGTGACCGGATCTCGCACGTGGTCCCGTTGTTGAGGACGATGAGCTGGTGGCTCCAGCCGTTCTCGAGCGTGAAGCGCGAGCCGGGCGCCAGAGCTGCGGCGGGTAGAAAGTCTTTGAGGTACTGACCGACCACCGCGATGCTCTGGGTGTAGTTGACGGCGACCGCCCGGTACCGCTTGTGTCCGGTGTCCAACATGGCCTTGGCAAGCTTCGCCGCGGCGTGTTTGGTCTTTCCCACGCGGTTGGCAGCGCGGACCAGGATTCGCTTCTCGTCCGAGACCATGAACCCGGCGAGCGCCGGACTGGGCTGGAACAGCTGGAGCCGGCGGTGCGTGAGCGTGGCGCCGATTCGGGCAAGGTCGACGATCACGCGGATTGTTTCCGGGCAGCCAACGCGTCCGAGAGGACGTCCGCCGGGATGGACGCCAGCGCGGTGATCAGCTCCTCGCGGGTTTGGTACGGCTCCACCGGCTCGGCTTGCTGAACAAACCGTGACTCCGAGCGGCCATACATCATGGGGTAGCGACGCTCGAGCATCCACGCCGCAGCCGGCCACGTTCCGTTCCGGGCGGCGTTGGTCACGGTGGCCAGCATCTCCACAGCGCACGCGCCTTCCGCGTCGGCGAGCTCGGCGGCCACGCCCTGCCACTCGGGGTCTCCGTTCTTCGCTCTGTTCTGCGCATCGAAGTACACGCTGGGAGCGATCCCCGCGTACTTGCACGCAAGCTCAATCGTGGCGCCAGTCCGGATCGCGTCACACAGCCGGGCGAGGATCGCCGGGTTCAGCAGCTTGGGCTTGGGGCCGGGCTTGCCTCTTTTCTTGTCTACGGATTCTCCGTCGTTCACGCGCACCTCGAGGAGTCCGCGCACAACGACCGGCGGTCCCTCAGGGTAGTCCGAGCAGCCTCCCCCGTCAACCGGTGAGCGCCCGGAATGAACTCTGTAGCTTGAAAGGTGATCAACACGATCAACACGGATCAACACGGTGATCAACACGGGCTTCTGGAGCTTGAAAGGTGATCAACACGATCAACACCGTTTTTCTATACGTATAGGGAGTAGCGGGGGGGAAGTGTTTTTCTTTTTTCCCCCCCGCGGGACTGTAGGGGTTGAGAAACTCGTTTTGCCTGTTGATCTGTTGCGCATGATTCCGAGTACTTACGTACCCCCCCTCTGTTGATCGGTGTTGATCGCCGGTTCGGTGTGTCCACAACGTGTCCACAACGTGTCCACAACGTGTCACGTTCTGGCCTCTGGAGTCGTGACACGGTGTGTCCACAACGTGTCCACAACGTGCGCCCCACGCTCCAGAAGGTGTGACACGGTGTGTCCATGTTGTGTCCACAACGTGACACGGTACCGCTTCACCGCTTGACACGTTGTGTCCATGTTGTGTCCACAACGTGTCTGGACTGTCGACGCCCGCCGGGGTACAATGTGTCCATGTTGTGTCCACAACGTGTCTCGCATTCTTGACCAAAGGAACCTCCATGTCGAACCCTGCCACGCTCCACGTCCGCTTCCAGCCCGTGGTCCGCCACGAGCTCAAGGCCATGTCCGACCAGTCGGGCCTCGCTGAATCCCAAGTCCTCACGCTGCTGGTCCGGCTGGCCTTCCGCGGCGCGATCCCGGGACTGGAAGCCCTTCGGCCCGTCCCATTCCCGCAGTTGCTCCAGACGGGCCTCCCCGACGTCGACAACGACGACGAGGACGAGCTGGCGGACGACGATCCAGACATGCCGCCGTTCTAAGCCTTGCGCCAGACACGCAAGCCCCGGAACCCTGCGGGGCTTGCCTTCTCCACCCACCCCATGCGAACGAGGATCGCGCGGACTCGGCTGGACGCTGCGGCGGTCCGCTGACCGATGTCCAACCCTATGGCGTTGAGGACGTCCGATGTTGAGAACGTGGCCAGCACGCCCTCGTTCTCCACGTACGCGCCCACCGGCGAGGTCCACGAGTCCTCAATCTGGTACTGCTGGGCGTCCTCCTCGCGGATCTTGTCCTCCTCGCGGGTGAACCACCAGACCTCCCCGGATTCGTATGCCTCAAGCGCGTCCGCCCACACCGCGTCCCGGAGCTCGCGAAGCCGTTGGATCGGGATCACGTGCTTGGCCGGGATCGTGAGGATCCAGAACCGCCGCGAGCCGCTGGGGTCTGACAGGAACGCCGCGGTCCCGCCGGCGCCACCGACCGGGTTCACCGACCCACACAGCACGGTGTGACGTGGAGACAGGATCGCCGCCCTGGCGAATGGTGGCCGGTAGAGATCCTTCCGCGTGCCCAGGAACTGTTTGACGGACTCCGCGGAGCGCTTGCTGGTCAAGTCCTCGAGCTCCGCGGCTTCGTAGCCCCACACGCGGGACATCATGATCGCGGCGTCCTTGTTTCCGATCGGGATCGGGCTGTCACCAAAGAACTCCCCGAACAACCCTTCAAAAAAGCTGCTTTTCTTTGCGCCCTGTTCGCCCACGAGGACCAGCGCGGTGTCCGCCTTGCATCCCGGCTCAAGCGCTCGAGCGACCGCGGAGATCAGAAACCGTCCCACCATGGCCGCTTGCATCTCGGTGGGCTCGAGGATCCCCAGCACCTCGCGGAGCAGCTGGCCCACCGTGTCACCGCTTGCCTTCCCTCGGACGGACTCCAGATAGTCCTTCACCGGCGAGTACATGCGCCCCGCGGCCACCGCGTACAGCGCGGTTTTGGCCATGACTTCACCCGCGTCCAAGCCGTAGCTGTCCCGCAGCCACTCGCATAGGTCCGCGGTCCCCGGGCCCTCCTCGAGCTCCGCGCCCTCGACCTCGACCACGCCACCGAGCGTGGAGCAGCGGAGCGACGCGTACCGCGGGTCCGCGCGGAGGATCGTCACGATGTTCGCATACGTCGCTTTGACGGAGCCCTCCTCCGTCTTTGCCAGTCTGGATAAGATCGCGGTCCGCTCCTTCCCCACGGCTTGGCCGCGTGTGGCCTGTCTGGCCGTGCGCTCCTCGGTCCGGAGCTTGTCCTGGCTGACCTTAACGGAGCGCTTCAGATTCCGGACATGCTCGCCCATCCCGCCCGCAGCTTCGGCGGCGCCGATCCACGTCGTCCACTCCACCTCGTTGGCTTCGGCAACCTCCACCAGCAGGTCCACCGAGCCGGTGAGCTCGCGGACCAGCTCGAGCCGCTGCGGCCTCGCCGTCGCTTCATCGTACAGCACAGCCAGCGCCCGCGCCAGAAGCTTACGCCCTTGGTCCAGCTTCGTGGGCGCCACGGCCTCGTCCACCACGTCGACGTCCGCGGCCTCCTCCTGTGGCGCGGCCTCGGAGCGCGTGGGCCGGATGATCGTGGGCTGCGGGCGCTCGGGGACACTGAGCGGGAGCTTCTGGCCGTAGCCCAGTCCGTCCCGCACTGTCCGCCGGACCTCGCTGGCTGGCTTGCCACAGCCCTCGCCGGCGGCGATCAACTGGGACTCCGCGTCATGGATTGAGATCCCCGCGGACACGAGGTAGCCGCCCACGGTCCGAGCTTGCGCGAGGAGCACGCCGTGACGCTCGCCCGTCGTGGCGCCGGCGATCTTGGCCACCGCGTTCCGGAGCACGGCCTGACCGAACCCCGCGCCGGCTTCGGCCTTGGGAGGTGGTGGAGCGGCGCGGCGCTCCTCTGGCGCCTTGCTCACGAACCGTACCAGCCAGTCTGGAGCGTCCGCGATCTGCGCCTTGTTGGCCCACGCGTAGGCCGCGCCGGTCTCGGGGTGAACGCTCGGGACGGCCACGATGTACCCGCCGTCCGAGCGGACGTCCAAGCCCTTCCCGCCGATCTTGTTTCGCGTCAACAGCTTCAGCCCGTTGGCTTTCTGCCACGCCACGAGCTCCGGACCGTAGCGGTACACGTAGTGGAGCCCACCGCCTCCCGTGCGGACGGTCAGGGTTTCGCGGTACGGACGTCCCGCCGCGGCGAGCTCCACGCGCTCCTCCGCGTCCGTGTCCGAGTCCAGATCCAACACCCAGATCCCAGACCCGTACTCGGCGGTGTTGCCTGTCCGGATCCCGATGTTCGACGTGGGCCACCGAGCCCACCACTTCACCAACTGCTCCACGTCGCCGGTGGCCTCGAGGAACCCGTGCGTCCCCGCGTGTGGGATCTTGCCGTCCAGCGGGAACACGCGCCAGCCTTTGGCCACGTAGGCTTTGGCCACCTTGAGGAGCTGGCTCATGTTGTCACCTTCCGCGCGCACGCGCCCCACGCGGCGCCACTGGACGGGTTTTCGCTCTGCTTGATCAAACGGACGCCCACGCCCTCACAGCCTTGAGGTCCGCTGAACACGTCGAACGCGTCCTTGTCGTGGGTACAGACCTCCTCCGCCTGGTACTGACTGACCGCGAACCGAATGGCGTTGGCTGTGAGCCGGGACCACGTGTCGCCCTTCCGCTTTTCTCGAGCCATACAATACAGCACCTCGCCGCCGCGCACGAGCGCGATGGACGCGTTCTCCTTGTTCATGGCGCCGGTGACGTACACCGGGATCGGCTGACCCGGCGGGACCAACACAGGCATGAACGCATCTGCGCAGGGGACGCGGATCGCCATGCTCGGACGCCATTGAGCCGGGAGCTTCCCGGCGCGGGCGGCGTCTTTGAGCCCGCTCAAAATATCGATCATGTCGCAGACTATGCCCTTGGTGAGATTCGGGCATGTCAGGAGTTGCTGGAGAGCGGCGGAATGTTCGAGACAGACCGCCCGGATCATGCCTTTCAGCTTCTCCAGATACGCGGATTGTTTGGCGCTCGGAGCGTGCTCCCGCCACAGTCGTCCCGCCGGCTGCTTCGTGTCCTTGGCCAGCCCTTCCGCGAGGAGCGCCAGCCGGATCTCCCGCACGTAACGACCCAGCGCCGTGGTCCTCGCCGCTTGAATCTGCTCCGCGGGGCGTTCGTTGTCCTTGCACTCCGCATCCTCCGCGTTCTCCTCGGCGAGCTCGAGCGCCTCCGGCTCCGAATCGTTGAACAGCAAACCGAGCGCGTCCGCGTACGTCAGCTGGAACTCTCCGAACAAGTCATTCGGGTCCAGCACCTTGGCCACTGTCTTTCCGGGGCTGGCTCGGAGCACGCGGCCCACCTCCTGAATGAACCGGACGCGAGACCGAACGCGCCGCCGCAGACAGATCCAACGGAGCCACGGAAAGTCGACGCCCTCCACCAGCATGGAGACATGTACAATCATGTCCAGCCCACCAGAGCGGAGCGCCTCCACGGTCTCGGCCTTATCCTGAGCGCCCATCCGGCTGTGGAGTGGACGGGCCTTGAACCCTGCGGCCTCAAGGACCGCGCAGTAGTCCTCCGCGTCCTGAATGGTCGACGCGTTGACCACGCCCGGACCACGCTCTGGTCCGAGCTCGCGGATCATCGTTATGCACGCCTCGTCCGTGTCCGCGCTCGTCCTGGTCTCGTCCCACGGGATGATCTGGAAGTCAACGATCGCGCCGTCCCGCATGGCTTCGGCTGGTGGATACCGGTACGTCACGGTGTCGAACAACTGGATCGTGGCCTTGTGGTGCGAACGGAACGGCGTGGCGGTGAAGCCCAGACGGGCCCTGCTGGGGAACCCGGCGCGCTCCACGTCGACGTCCACGCCCACCCCGAACGTGGCGCACTCCGTTTTGTGGCACTCGTCCGCGATCCAGAGGTCGACCACAATCCCGTGAGTGGCGAGGTGTTGAGCGAGCGCGACCGCGGACGGGTTGCAGCAAACGATCACCTGACGTCCACCCTGCTTGTGGTGGGTGTACCACTTGCCGACCATGCCCGGCGGGAGCCACGCGCTGAAGGTCTCAGCGAGCTGGTCCACGAGTCGAATGGACGGGGCTGTGACCACCACGCGAGCGTCCGGGTAGTCCAGCAGGTACAGCCGGAGGATCTCCGCCTGTAGAATGGACTTACCGGCGCCCGTGGTGGCCGCGATCACGCCAGCCCGGTGGGCGTAGATGGAGCAGAGCGCCGCGGGAAGCGCCTCGCTCTGCCACTTGCGGAGCTTGGGGTTCTGGGCGAACGAGTTGAGCCGGTCCCACTCCACTGTGGAGTCAAGGTTGAGAGCAGCCAAGGAGGACGCACTGGGCGCGTCAAAGAGCGCGCAGAGCGCGGGATAGTCAATCATGTTGTTCTCCGACCGCCGGCGGAGGGGGCCAGTGAATCTGGCCCCCGCTCAGGGAGCAACTCCTGAGCGCCAACGGCCTGAAGATCGTATCACGAAAACGGAAAAGGGCTGGTCTGGGAACAACACCAGACCAGCCCAGACCGGAACCCTTGGCCACGTAGGCTTTGGCCACCTTCAGGAGCTGACTCATACGGCCACGCAGACGGTCGGGAGCGCAGGGGAACGCTTGCTGGACGGCTTCGGGCAGGGGCTTCATGGTTTGATCTCTATTTAGTTTGGTTCAGCTATGGGGTTTGGTTCAGTTGAACGGGGAAACGCACCAATCACACTCACCCTGTCCATGACAACGGCACCTGCCCGTAGGATGCAGCAGCGCGTCGAGCGGCCCCGTGGTCACGGTGATTTTCTCCGTGAAGCCTTCGGGCATGTTCGGGTCGGGGAACTCCGCAGCGGTCATTTCAACGCGGAACTTCTTCCAACAGGCGGGGCACACACCTACGGGTCGGGGCTTGAGGTGGTCAAAGGAGGCGTCTTTCGGGTTCTCTTCCGAACGTCCGCAGAGCGTGATGTAGTCGGCCCAGTCTATCATGCCAACACGACGCCCGTTCTCGTCCACGAGGGGGGAACCGAAACGGCGCATTTCGCCCCACGTTAGGCACTTGGTCGTTCTACGGCTCATGGCTTCTTCTCTATTGGGTTTGGAAGCACACCCGCTTGAGGCATCGTAGCCAGAACCCGAAACTTGCGGTCCCACTCGTCCGCCGCGGCGTTCCATTCCGTGGTGTACTTGTCTTTGATCTCGCGCTCCTGTTCTGGAGTGGTGGCGCTCGCCAGCGCCAACGCCCGGCGATCCCACGCGGCCACGCGGCGCGCGAGACAGATCTTCCATGCCTCGGCGCGGGTCAACGGAGCACCATGATCGCGGCGTCCAACATCAGCTGGATGTCCGGCTGATCGGCGGCAAGGTTGCGGGCGATGTTCAGCAAGATCTTGGCTGTGTCGACGTCCGACGCTTTGGCCTTGACCTCGGCGGCCTTGACGGTTGGCACCTCGCCCACCATGCACGCAAGCTCGCCCTTGCGGGTACAGCCTTCCTGTTGGCAGGTCATGATACCCTCCACAACCGAAGCTCCACGTGAGTCGGCTCACCGAGCGCGGCGTAGAACTTGGACGCGGTGATCGTGGACACCTGCTTGTCGTCGATGAAGAGTCCCGCTTTCTCCGCGGCGTCCAGCGTCGCTTTGATCACGTTGTCCAGATCGGGTTTGACGGGGTGAGCGATCCGGCCTTCCGAATACTTCCAACCGTGGGCCTTGGTGTGGCGGAGCATCTCGGCGGTCCGCGTGAACACCGCCACGATCTCACACGCCAGCGCGCCGCCCATCGGAGGAGCGTCACCCCACGCCGTCCGCAGTTCGTTGGCCGCGAAGAACTCCCACTGAGCTGTGGCTGGCGGGGTGTAGACGCGAGCGTGCTTCCCCGCGTTGACAGCACGAGGTCGTCCCTTCCCGAGCGGCGCCTGACTGATCACACCGTCAAACTCAGTCACTGGCCACCTCGTCCGGTCCGAACGCTTTGAGCCGGGCGATCTCGGCGCGGTCTTTCTTGGTGGCGCTGTACGCGTTGGCGAGCGCCAGCAGCTGGGCCGGCGCCGGCTCATTCTCGCCGGACTCCCACGCGTAGATCGAGGACTTGGACACGTCCAGCAAGGTGGCAACGTCCGCCACGCGGAGCCGCTGGCGCTCCCGCAGCTGCTTCAACAGGGTACACAGACTCATAGAAACCTCCAGAGGTTCCGTATCGTGGCGCGGTACGTTGTCCAGAGTCTCCGGGAATGTTTACAGATTCGGAAAAAAACATTCCGGAATGTCTGGACACCTACGCGGTGACCGGGTAAGTATCTGGTGTCGGGAATGAACCCGGCAACATCGAAGCACAACGAGAGAACAACATGATGCAAGCCCCCACTGAGATCCTCCTTGCCCTTGCCCGGCTCCATGCCGCGGCCCACGAGCTCCGCACCGCACTGGAGACCGAGCGCGACAACGCCCAGATTGACTACGACCGCCTCGCAGCCCTGCCCGGTGGACTCGGCAACGACCACACCGCGATGCTTCTTCAGCTTGCCGACGAGCGCGGCTACCTCGCACGCCGCGCCTTGCGCAACGCGTTCGGAGGCTTTGCCGGTCAGGTCGTCACTCCGCAGCCGGAAGATCTGGGCTACGAAGCTGTAACGGTGATCGCATGACCCGCGATGATCTGGCACTGGTCGCCGCTGTGGTCTTTGTCGGTGGGCTTGTGCTTGCCGCGATCTCCACCCTCGCCGGTTGCTCTGCCTCTCTCCCCTATGGCCGTCCTGGTCAAGCCCTTCACTCCTACATTGAGACCCACGTCAATGACTGAACCCACCCCCGCTTTGAACGCTGCCTTGGCCAAGGCACAGGCTGAACTTCAACACGCGATCAAGGATCGCACCAACCCCGCGTTCCGGTCGCAGTACGCGGACCTCGCCAGCGTTCTGGACGCGGTGCGCCCGCTGGCCAGCCACGGGATCGCCGTGACGCACTACATGGCGCCACAGCCCGATCCCCGCGTGGTCTCGCTCCACACCGTGCTTCGCCACTCGAGCGGCGAGCATCTGGACTGCGGCGCGGTGACGATGGTGGCCAAGGACGGCGGTCCCCAGTCTGTGGCCAGTGCGATTACGTACGCTCGGAGGTACGGCGTCATGTTGGCGTGCGGGATCGCTCCGGGCGACAACTCGGACGATGACGGGAACGCGGCTCAGGGCGTGCCCGTCAAGCCGGCGAGCTCGCCCGCACCTGTTCCAGTGGCTGCACCGAGCGTCCATCGTAGCTGGCTGGATCACCGGGACGCGTACCTGGCGGAGCTTGCGCGCCTCGAGGTGTCCGTTCGGGACGCGGAGCTGGTGTGCGAGTTGTTGAAGCGTCCCGCGCCTCAGATGCTGGACCAGTCCGCACGCACCAAGTTTTTGGCGTACCTCGCCACCGATCAAGGCCGCATGGCCCTTCTCACCATCGAAGCAAACAAGGAGTAACGAACATGGCTTTCAATCCCAACGCATTCCCCGAAAAGACCAAGGCCACCAGTGGTGGCGGCTCACGCATGATCGCGCCCGGCAAACACCGGGTGACTATCGAGAACGTGGAGTGGGACGGTCCCCGCGATCAACTTGTCGTGACGTTCAGCAACGGCGACGCCACGATCCGGGGCTGGTACCCGGTGGAAGGTACTCGTGGGTTCGTGACGGCGAACTTGCTCCGCGCCGTGGGGTGGAACGCGGAGTTTGAGCCCTCGGACTCGAACAGCCGGAATCACGTGCTGCTTGGTCAGGAGCTCCAGATCGTAGTGGAGACCTCGGAGTACGCTGGCAAGGTCCGGACTCAGGTCCGGTGGACGAATCGCCTTCCGGGTCTGGCTGACCGGTCAGTTGCTGACCAGCCCGCGCCGGCTCCCGCGTTGTTTGGGGACGACGAGCTTCCGTTCTGATCGTCCCTGCCAGTCTGGCCCGTACCTCTTCGGAGGTCGGGCCTTTGGCGGTAGGCACTCAAGCCTCGGAGAATCAATGACCCCTGATCAACTCAAAATCATCCTCGCAGCCCATGCGCTTTGGTGCGCCAATCCTACTACGGGACAACGCGCGAACCTGACCGGCGCGAACCTGGCCCGCGCGTACCTGACCCGCGCGTACCTGACCGACGCGAACCTATACGGCGCGAACCTGACCGACGCGAACCTGACCGGCGCGAACCTGACCGGCGCGAACCTGGCCCGCGCGTACCTGACCGGCGCGAACCTGACCGGCGCGAACCTGACCGGCGCGAACCTGACCGGAGCGAACCTGACCGGAGCGAACCTGACCCGCGCGGACCTGACCGGCGCAATTATCACTCTCGGCTGGCATTTGGTGCGCGTATGACCGGATACGACCTCTACGCCCAAGCTGCGCACCTTATCTCGACCATCGAGAGCCTCGAGGGAGCAGACCCTGAGGTGTTGGACCCGCAGCTGGCCGCGTGGCTGGACTCGTGCGACGACAAGATCGGCGCATACCACGCCGTTCTAAAGCGCTTGGAGATCGAGGACGCCGCGCTGAAGTCGGAAGCGGACGGGATCGCCGCAGCCCGCAAGCGCATGGCCAAGCAGAGCGAGCGCGTGCGCGATCTCGCCACGCTCCTCCTGGTCAGCATGGAGCAGCTCGGCGAGGAGCCCAAGGTCAAGCGCTCGACGTTTTCGGCGTGGCTTGCTACCACCGAGTCCGTGTCCGCGCCGGACGATGCCACCTTGCTCCCACTCGCGTACCAGCGCGTGAAGGTGGAAGCGAACAAGGTCAAGTTGAAGGACGTGCTCAAGGCCGGCGAGCTCGTGGACGGTTGCTCCCTCGTGCAGACCCGGGCCGTGGTCATTCGGAGCGTCAAGTGACTTTAGATGAATACAACCAAGCTGTGCAACACGGCGTTGACGTGGAGCGCGCCTCTGTGGTGGCGTGGCTGCGGCGTGAAGCAAGCGCCGGAAGCGCCATGCTGTCCCATGCGGAGCGTAGCCTCCTGTTGGTGTTTGCCGCTTGTATCGAACGCGCTGGACACTTGAAGGAGGTGATCAATGACTAAAATGACTAAGAAGCAGTTGAACTTGATGGAAAATGGGTTGAACAAGCTCCTCCCTGATTTTTGGGAGGAGAGCGCCCGCGAGGAGCGCCAGAACGTGGTGGCGTGGCTGCGCGCTCAATCCCATCTCACGCTCTATGAAGCTACGCCGGACGACGTGGCGGACGCCATTGAACGCGGCGACCACGTGAAGGAGGTGGACAGTGAGTGAGTCCGTACTGGAGAACATGCTGGCTCGGATCCGCGTGGAGTCCGAGACCAAAACGAGCGTGGAGATCACAGCCTATGAAGCGCTGGTGATCGACGCGAAGATCTTCGAGCTCAAGCAACTGGTGGCTGACCACCGCCGGCTCATTGACTTTCTCCGCGTTGACGAGAAAGCCAAAGAACGCGCCGCCGTAGTGGCGTGGCTGTTTGAACGATCACACTACACCGCAGAGGCCTACGCGGGCAGCATCGAACGCGGCGATCATCGCTGCGAGGAGGAGCGATGACCGACGAACAGATCGTGCTCGCACGCCGCGCCGTCGCGTGCAAGAACTGGCGGTGGATGCCGGGGATGGCGACGAACAGCAAGTTTTGCAGGGTCGTGGCTGCGTGCCCCGTGGAGAGCGTGCCGTGCTGCGCGGAGGAAGGCGCAACGGAGGACGACTGCTACGCGGTGTGGTTGGACGGTGTGCCCCTGTTCCCCGACCTCACCGACTCCGCCACGTTGGGCTGCGTGCTCGCGTTGGTGCGGGAGGCGTGGGGCGACTCTGAAATGCACATGACTCTTGGAGCGAAAGGCTGGGTATGGCTAACGGGTGAAAGTCGCGTTTATGGTGTTGTGATGCCAATAAATGCAGGAGATACCGAAGCCGAAGCCCTTGTCGCCGCGTTGGAGGCTGCGCCATGACCGACCTCGACGCCATCAAGGCACGGGTGCAGGTGCTCCAGCGCCACGCTGGCAGCACCGACTACGCTGCGCGAGTCATCGCGGACTGCGCGGCGCTGGTGGCCGAGGTGGAGCGGCTGCGCGACCACCGTGAACTCTGCACGGATAACCTACGGAAAGGTTACGAAACGGGCAAATCTGAGGAGCGCGCCGCCGTGGTGGCGTGGCTGCGCGTATGGCAGGGCCATATGGATGACCGCATCACGCACGACGACGCGGACTACGCGATCCGCGTCATTGAGCGCGGCGAGCACCGCCGCGAGGAGGAAAAATGATCAAGCCATACCGCCCTCGCTTGCCTGAGGTGATCGCCTTGATCGAAGCCATGCCGGGAACGGACCGTGAGCTCCAGCCCCACACGGGCCACGATCTACTCTGGACCCAGCAGAAACTGAGCGCGCTTCTGAACCGCGGCGTGGTCACCCGCCGACATGACGTGTACTCAAAGGTCGCGGACTATGAACCGTCCACCACGCTCAAAATCCTTGACGCGCTTCAAACCTTTGGGGCGTTGACTCGGAAAGACTTTGCGGCGCTTGGAGTTGCAGATCGCACAACTTGTGGCATTCTGGCACAGCTTGAACGCAAGGGCCGCGTTGAAGTAGATTCAACGGTTAGGCCATTCCGGTACTTGTTGCCGGAGCGGCGGGATTCGCAAGGACTGGAAACGCTTGCGGCATACGCCAGCCGGTAGTCAGCCCACCCACTGGTGGTAGGACTGACCGTCAAATGTGAGCGCCTGTTGGCACTGGGAGCCGAGCCGCCATGGAGCACCGAGAGAGAGGTGGATCCATGTCGGCTCGCCCGCGGTGTGGCCCTCGAGGATCACTTGTCCGTACCGCAGCCCGGATTCGGTGACAATCCACTTCATGACCACCTCGAGCGCGGCGCCGGGACAGTGGAAGTCCGCGGCCTCGCCTTTCATGTGCTGGCTGCTCTTGGAGCCACCTATGGCTTCGTTTACGGCCTTGGAGCGGTACCCGCTGTGGATTGAGACCGGACCGAACTTGGTGCGGATCGGCTCAAGCAGCGAGGTGGCCAGCGCCACCAGCGCCTTGGTCTCCGCGGCGTTGGGGACGTTGGGCTGGCCGGAGCTCGTGCGCGTGAGCTCCGCCAACGTGAAGTGAGGGGACAGGTTCACTTGTTGCCGACCATCTTCAGCAGCTGATCAGCGAGCTTGTACGCGTCCTGAGCGATCGCTTTGCCCTCCTCGGCGGTGATCTTCCGGCCACCGGGAGAGCGCGGACCTATGGCTTTGGCAAGGTCGTGGATCAAGTTGATGATCGAGGGGGTCAGATGCATGTCCATCGTTACTCCAGTGGTGCGTGTTCAGCGTCCGCGGGATCGGGCACGTAGGGCGCCGGCTCCGCTTCAGCAGGTGTAGCCGGTGCGGCGTTGACGTCGACGGAGACCACGGACTGGTCCGGCGAGGTCGTGACGTCGACGCCCGGAGCGCGGAGCTTGACTCCGATCCCAGACAGAGCGAGGACGATCACCGCCGCGGTGAGAGCGATCCCGCGGAGCTCCCAACGGAGACCGGTCAACTGACGTTCAAAAGCTTTGGTCAGCTCCGAGCGTTCTGCGCTCGCCAACTTGGCCTGAGCTTCGAGCATGAGAAAAAGACGGTCAATGGTCGAGTCAGGCATGAGATCTTACTCCAAGCGGGACGATAACACAACGCGCCTCAGTGTCATGTGTCACGCAAGGGATCCGCGATGAACAGCAGCCGCACGCCGTCCAAACCGGTGCTGTCAATCTCGAGCTGCTCCACCAGCGCCACGCGCTTCACAAGCGACAGCTGCGGGTCCGAGACCGTGACCACTTGTCCGAGCTCGAGACCGTAGGACCGCGGAACCGTGTACGTCGCCCTCATCCGGGGCTGGCTGAACGCTCGGATCTTGTCCGCGAGGACACGTCCAGCCGTGGCGCTGTCGTAGATATTGGCGCTCGTGTATGCTCGGTTCTGAACCCTGAACACCGCCTGGGAGATTCGGCTGTACGCGTCCTGGCTTGGATCGTACGTGGTGGCGCCGGTGTCCACGGTGGAGCTCACCACGGGCTGGTCATTTGGGCGCCCGCCTCGCCAGATGGTCGACGTGTATTTGCTGTGCTGGACGTCGTACTGGTACTGGAGTGAGCACTGGTTCACCACGTCCGAGTCAAAGTCAACGTCACCGACAAGCCGGATCGCGGAGTCCGTCGACACGTCCAAGGCCGCGGTGGCGTCCACCGCCGTGGCGTCCTGACGCCAGACCACCACGTACCAGCCGTCCACGCCATAGACGACACTGGCCGGGACGAATGGCATGATCGCACTTTCCAGCCACTCGAGCGGCTTCACGCGGGAATCGATCACACAGTCGAACCGGTACAGGCTGAGCGCCTTGGCCGCGGTCAACATGCGCCCGTAGTCGACCACCAGCCCGGCGCGCTCGAGCATGTACGTGATGATGTCACCGGCGAGGGGGGACAGACCTACGATTCCGTTTCCGGTGTACGTGGAGCTCGTGTACTCCCGCCACGCGGCAAACAGGCTCGAGGTGGTAGGCATTGTCACGGGGTTGGACGGAGTGGCCGCAGCCGGGACCACCGTGGACGGCTGGTACAGCGTGGGGTCCAGATTCGGGTTGAGGTCCGCCACGTTGGGACGCTTTTGCTCACCAAGTCCGTAGTAGTGCCCCGCGTTCTCGGGGTTGGCGTCCACGCCGTTCTGATTGTCCCCGGTGGAGTCCAGCACGTTCTTTGGCTCCACACCCAGCAGCCAGTCCACGCCTTCCCAGCACATAGCGACGGGCTGACCGAGGAGGTCAAACGTGTTGTAGATCGGGAACCGGTGGCCGTTGGGGTTGAGGTCCGCGTCCCCGGTCAGCGTCACCCACGTCCCGGTCACGTGGTGGCCAGCGAGGATCAGCCGGAGATAGTTGAGCGGTCCGCCGGCGCCCTCGCCCTGGTGAATCGCCCACACGCCTTGGGTAGCTGGGACCCACGTGGTGTTCCCCGTCTTACCCGGCGAGCCAAAGACCGTGGGGTACACCACACCGAGATCGTCCAAGCTCAAAGTCAGGACCGTGTTCTGGCCCACCGTGTCCCCGCTGATCTGTTGAGTGAGCGGCGGGTACTCCACCACGTACGTGGACTCTGGCAGCTGGATCGAGAACGAGACCGGATCGCCGGCGAACCGCCAACTGGGACCGGTCACGATCCCGTTGATCAGAACCGTCCGCTGGCTGTAGTCGGTGCCCTCGAGCCAAACCGAGAGCGTGGCCGGGCTGCGGGCGAGGTGCCAGCCCTCGGCGTACAGCTGCGCCACGTCGACGGGAAGCACGGCCTGAACCGGTACGGACGCTCCCGCCGGCGCCGCGGCAAGGAACGACATGGCCTGTTGCATGGTCACGTTGTCGAACCCGGATTCAAACGTGAGCGTGTCCCCCGTCGACGCGTCGGGCACGTCAAAGGACCCGTCTGAGATCCGATAGGTGGAGCTCGCGTATTGAAGCTCCAGAAGGACGTGGTAGCGCGGTGTGCTCACAGCTCTTCCTCAATCAACAGGGTACCCATTCGGATCAACTCGCCGGCGCTGCCTGTCCACGCGTTGCCCACCACCACGTCCATCTGGAGCGTATCGGACGCGATCCGCCCGTACAGCTGGAGCTCCTTAGCCGTGATCGTGGTCGCGATCCCGGCGCCGGCGGGGATCGGAACTTTGGGGAGGTACACCACACAGTTTTCCCCGTCCTGTGCGATCAGCCCGAACATGTCGAACGGCGTGGCGCTCCAGTTGCCAACAACGGTCCCGCCCGTGTAGCTGGACACGTAGTCCGGACTCGCTTGGTGAAGCGAGGACGTGTCCACGCCATCCACCCAGTCCATAGACTCGGCGCGGCGCACCAGACCCTCTTTGGTCACGCGGCGCGTTCCGTCCTTGGCCTGTGTGATCTGAAGGTTCGTGGCGATACTGTGCTGTTCCCCGCGGGACGTGCGACGGGCAAACACCATGGCCGTACCCACGAAGAACTTCCCGATCTCAATGTAGCCGCTGGCTGTGATTGTCGGCGCCACAGTCAGCGTGAACGCGTTGGCCCCCGCGGCCACGTTCCGGAACAGCACGGTCACGTCTGGAGACACGATGGAGCCCGCAGAGCCAGACGCCGCCTCGGTGCCGTCGACGTCCTCGAGGACCAACACGGGACGGAGCCCCACGCTCATCGTTGCCGTAGTCGACCAACGCCCGCCGGTGTTCCGGCTGATCGTCCGGATCTTCCCGCCGCCACCGAACTTGAACGTGGCGCCAGTCAGCGTGTTTTCGGGCAGGTAGTCCGTCACGTCGTTCCCACCGCTCGGATCGCACTGAATCATGGAGCCGGTCCGGGTGTACTTCAGCCCAGACCCGATCCGAAGGTCAATGGTGCGCGAGACCGCGCCGGCGATCGGGTCCACGTAGTCAAACGTGGCGGTGTCGAAGTTGCAGTTTCTCAAGCAGACGGCCATGATCCCGCCTTGGTGTTCGCCCGCCACCACCATGCTCACGCCCGCCGCCTGGTCGAATCGGCCACCAGACGCTGGGCTGGATCGTACCTGCGGGTTGGTGTTCACCGCGGGGTACGGGAAGCTCGTGTCAATCTGCCACGTCGCACCGCTCGGGAACAGTCCGATCCCGGCGAGCTTCAGTCCGAGCTCGCCCACGAACGAGGTGGTGGAGAGCAGCGCCTGACCCAGCAGCCGGGACGTCAAGCCGGGGTTCCCGTCCGTGCCAACCGAGACCGTCCGCACGTAGCCGTCCGAGAGGTTGATCCCGTTCCCGCCGAACGCAAACGAAGCGCGGTCCGTGGTCACGTTGCCCGGCTGGACAATCGAGAACCCGGACTGGCCGGTGTACCACTCGTCCACGCCCTTCCCAACGCGCTTGATCGAAGTTGACCCAGCGGACAAGTACGTGACCAGCACGCGAGCCGTGGGGCCGGCGGGGTTGTGCTCATACAGCCATATCCGAAGACTCTGGACGTCCGCAGTCTCGGTGTACAGCGTTGTCGGAGTACCCACACCGCCACCGTTCATGTCGGTGACGGTGATCGTGGTCGGGGTGCAACGAACGCGGACATCGTAGGACCGGGGCGTGGCGTCCCCGATTCGGGCGCGAAGCTCGAAGTAGCCGGAGTCCACACGGATCCCCCGGGCCTCAAGCCGGATCCCACCAGCCAGCGTACACGCCGGCGCGGAGGTCCAGTTGGCGACGTCCGCGAGCGTGGTGGCGAGGACGCGGAGTCCAAGCCCGGTCATGGTCACGCCGGGAGCGCCGGTGGTGCTGTACGTCCAGAGCGCGCCGGTGTTCTCGGGCAAGTTGATCGCGGCCCAGTTGGACCGGAACCCACTGGCTTGATTCGGGGTGGGGTCTTTGGTGCCCGTCTGGGGAAGCGGGTTCAACGTCAACCCACCAAGCGAGAACGTGATCAGCGAGGAGTCCGCCGCGTTGTTCACGCTGGCGTGAGCTTGTGCTACGCCCACGATCCGCGAGCCCTGAGCGGTCATGGCGTAGTCGGTGAAGCTAGTCCCCGCGTCCACCGAGCGCCACCACGCAAGACCGGTACCCGGACCCACGCCCGTCCCAACGGTCGTCCACGTGATCCCGCCGTCCAAGCTCTGGTTCACGTACGCCTCGAGGAGCGCACCGCCCGCGGCGTCATGGTCCGAGCCGAACAGCCAGAGCGTCCCGGTGTCGTCGCCACACAGCGCGAGCTCGCCAGCGGTGAACCCGCCGCCACCACCCACCGAAGCCCACTCCTGAAGGTTGGTGGTGCTGGTCCCCAAAGCCGGGACTGCGCCAGCGAACCCGTCGAACGCGTTGGCAGAGCGGCGGACGTAGGGGACAAGCGTGGCGCTGGCTGTGGCTGCGTTGTCCGCGATGTAGGCCAGCACGAACCCACCGTTCCAGCCAGCGACGTCCGCGAACCCCGCGTGGTCAATGGTCTGGATGTACTCGAGCGTCCCGCCAAGATCCGAACTGGCGTACATTCGGACGTCGTTGGCCGCTCCGTTGGCCACCGAGAGCGCGAGCGAGATCTGACCGTTCTGGTACGCGGCGCGCATCTGGTAGGACGTGTACGCGGTGACGTTGGCGCCCACGTACTGGGCCAGCGAGCGCGGCGCGGTAGTGGAGCTCGTGTCCTCGTCCGCAGCCGAACGCCAGGACAAGATCTCGCCGTTGGCGTCAATGCCGAACGCTACCCACCCACCGTCAGGCAGCGCCACGACAGCAGCCACGTTTTTGAGTGGCGTGGCAACAACGCCACCAGACGCAGGAGCCGAGTACATCGGAAGGTCCAGACGTGCCGCCCACGTCCCCGCAAGTGGCCTATGCCACACCGAGATGGACGCTGCGTTGTGGACGGCTACCGCGGTCATGGCGCCGGACGGGTGGGTACAGATGCTCATTCCGGTCCACTCGGTCGCCGTGGTCGAAAGCGACAGAATGTCCATGCCGGACAGCGAGGTGGGCGGATCTTGTCCCGCGGTCGGGAGGAGCAGCGCGGAGAGACCGGGATTCGGCGCGATGGTGATTCGAGGGTTCTCGGTCGTGGAGACCACGGTCACGGTTGGCCCAGCTCCAGGGACGCCCGTCAGGCTGGCCGTCGACGCTCCGTCCAACGTGCCCGACGCGTACAGGTTGCCATAGGCTGGACCTTGGACGGGGCTCCCGCCCGTCGACGTCAACAGCGTCCGGACTGGTGGCGCCCAGGTCCCGCCGGTGGAGAGCGCCACCGTGTTCGTGCTGACCGCGCCCGAGGTTTGGCGCACAATCGCTTGATACTGGGCGGGGTTGGTAGGGGTCCTGTCAGACACTGGAGATCCTCCGATTCTTGCGATGACCATATACCGCGCCGGAGTGGAGCGCCTCGCGGAGCACGCCAGCGGACTCCATGGAGCGCTTCAACCCGGCCTCGAACACACGGTGTCCGAGAACAATAGGCGCCGGTCCTGTGGGCTGCTGGGCTTGCATCTGGCCGTTGTTCATGCGCTCGATCTGACGTGAACCCATAGCAGCCGCGGCGGTTGAGTTGAGCACGGCCTCCTTCTTCAGAATGGTGGCTTGGAGCTCGTCCGGAGACTTGCCGCTGTGGAAGCTGGGCTGCTCCGCCGCGATCGCCGCGATCTGAACGCCGCCAGCCACGCCCGCAGCGATAGCCGCCGCAGGTCCGATCACCAGACCAGCCGGACCACCGACCTCAAGACCGTCGTTCAGTGCGTTGATCACCGCCATGGCCGTGGTGATCGCCGCCGCCGCGAGCTTGGCCGCCTTCGAGATCGCGAACGCTTCCTGGGCGTGCTTCTGCTGGTCCGCAATTCGGCGCGTGAGCTCACGTTTCTGGGCTTGGGTGTAGATCTCGTCGCCGGCGATCAACTGGCCCGTCCA